AGCGTCTGCTGTAGGTTCAGTTTGTTTTTTGTCTAACCACTCTAATTTGTCACCTCTCAATACCCATTCAGCACCCGGCTTTAAAGATTGAAGGGCATCGACTGTTGTCATCTCATTTGCCATTTCTTGCTCCTGTTAAAATTAAATTAATCATCCTTTGATTTCCGTTAGTATTAATGTTGCTACAGATTCATCTGTTCTAAGTCGAACAGTATGTGAACTATTTCCCGATTTCATATAAACCTCATAAGTAGTAGCACTTGTTGTATTCGGGCTGTCTAAATATGAATGACTTATTCCTGTTAAAATACGACCATTTGCAACTGTTGATAGTCCAGTAAAAGCAGATAAAGAATTGCTTGATAAATTTGTAGAACCTCTTTTAACTGTAAACCACACTGCTGAACCTGTATCTCCAGCATCAGCTAAAAAACTAATATCAATTCTAATTTTGCTAGATGCAAATTTAGGTGTTATTGTTTTCGTTAAACCTGTAGCAACAAAAGATGTGCTAGTAGTTTCTGTTAAAGAACCACTATCTTGAAAAGTTACAGTTTGTATTACTGCTCCAGCTGGCATCTGCAAATCATAACCAGTTGGTGCTTGTATCGCTTTAACTTCTAATGTACTCATACCACACTCCAGTTTCCGTTGACTGTGACTGTGTAGCCATCAGCGATTGTTATAGGTCCAGCAGACATACCATTAGTAGTCGATCCAATTGTAATGTTTTCACTAATAGTCTGTGCATTAGTTCGTATTATACTGTCAGTACCTAATGATGGTCCACCACCTGTCATTTCAGCCCAGGTCATACCACCAGTGTTACCAGACTGTGCTGTTAATACATAACCATTGGTCGGAGCATTACTTACCTTAAGATTAGCTTCGTCTACTATATTATCAGCAATAACAGTAGCACCGTCAGCAGTTGAAGTTACTTCACCACTATGATTAGGATGCACATAGTTATTTGCACTGGCTGCTATACCATCTAATTTAGTACCATCTGTACCAACATCTCTGCCATCAAAGGTAGAGTTAGTAGTAATAGCACCTGTCATAGCACCGCCAGACTTAGGCAAAGCAGCATTAGCAGTTGTATTGGCTGTTACACCTGTAGCTATATCAGTATTAATTGAGTTGGCTAACTTATCTGCTGTTACCGCATCATCAGCTATATCTGCTACAGTAATAGCACCGTCTATAATTTTAGCAGCTGTAATACTATTGTCAGGAATATCAGAAGCTGTAACTGGAACTCTTGCAGGTTCCTTTCCTAAATAAGGCATATCAAGTCTCCTATGTTATTTCCATAATGCTAAGTATAGAATCTACACAATTTGTTGTAGAGCCTTTAACTTTAACAATATCCCCAGTTTCTAATATAATCTTGTTACCACCCATGATTTCTACTGACGATCCTGCTGGTAACGGTATATCTTTAACGACATATACATCATCTGCATTTTCTCCCGAAGAAGAAGCCGTCACTATTTGTGCATCAGCTGTAATAGATGCGCCTTTAACATTAGCAAGAGTTAATCCGATTATAACAGTTGTAGTAGAACTAGGTACTGTATACACGGTTACTAATGAAGCATCTACGTTAGCTTTTGTTTTTAATTTAAATGTATTTGCCATTTCTATTTCCTATATTATCCAAGAGCAATTGCCATTGCAACTGCATCTGGTACTGCTGCAATCTGTGCGTCAACATATGCTTTATTAGAAGCATGGTTTGTTGCTGTAGGATTACCGCTTAATGTTAATGCGCCTGTCATAGTACCACCAGCTAGTGGAACCTTAGTAGCAATGTTATTTGTAGTAGTAGTTGAGAAGTTAGCATCATCGCCTAATGCTGCAGCTAATTCGTTTAGAGTATCTAATGTACTCGGTGCTGAATCTACTAATGCAGCAGTTGCAGCTTGTACAAAAGCAGTTGTAGCAATACGAGTTGTATCATTACCTGCGGATTGTGTAGTCGTTGTAGGATTACCTGCTAACGCTATATCTGAACTAGCCTCAACAGCTGTTTTAATTTCAGCATTAGTTTGATCGGCTGTAGCGTTTGCTTCAATAGCATCTAACTTGCTGTGGTCTGCGTTAGTAAAATTGTTTTGTGATAACTGTCCGTCTTGTACTGAATAACTTTGTATAGTTGCCCAAGCAGAACCAGTATAATAATTTAAAGTATCTGTTGACGAATTAAAATAAAGTGCTCCATCTATTAAAGCATCACCATCATTATCGACAGACGGTGCTGACGATTTAGCTCCTAAATATCTATCATCAAAAGAATCATAACTTGCAGCTGCATTTGTAGCACTTGTTGATGCTGCACTTGCACTTGATGCTGCAGCAGTTGCGCTATTACTAGCATTAGTTGCTTGTGTTGAAGCTGTTGATGCAGAAGTACTTGCATTAGTTGCTTGAGTAGTTGCAGTAGATGCACTACCTGATGCCGATGTAGCACTTGAGGCTGCAGCCGTAGCTGAACTAGAAGCATTTGTTTCTGCTGTTTCTGCGTTAGTCTCAGCTGTCTCTGCATTTGTCTCAGCTGTTTCTGCAGCAGTTTTAGCACTTGTTGCACTTGTTGCACTACTAGCTGCAGCGCTTGCACTGGATGCAGCAGCGGTTGCAGAAGAAGCAGCATTTGTTGCTTGAGTTGTTGCAGTAGTAGCTTGAGTTGTTGCGGTTGTAGCTTGAGTAGTTGCTGTAGTAGCACTACTTGCAGCATTAGTAGCTGATGTTGCTGCATTAGTTGCTGACGTACTTGCTTCACTTGCTTTAGTTGTAGCTGTATCTTTATGACCTGAAGCTGTTGTAGCAGAACTTGCAGCAGATGTAGCAGAACTTGCAGCTGCAGTTGCACTTGAGGCCGCGGCAGTTGCGGATGTATTAGCTGCGGTTGCTGAGTTTGCAGCAGCTGTTTGGCTTGCAGCAGCAGCAGTTGCTGAAGTTTCGGCTAAGCGCGCGTCTTCACTTGCATTTGCAATTAGTTCTGCATCGGCTACTGTGCCCTCATAAAATGAATTTCTTGCCATAATGCGTCTCCTTAATTATAAGCCTTGGAACCCTTGAAAACGCATTTGCACATTTGCGCCTTTTAATTCCGCGTTATTTGCCCTTGTATTTGTGGCTGCTATTTGCTCCATAAACATATGGGTAAATTTTGCAGCATCTTCATCATTTCCTAAATACGCCGACGCTACTGATAACGCAGAGTACAAAATCATTTCATAATCATTTAATAACCAGCTATCTTTTTCTACATCAGCGTGGTTAATTGTGCAGTCCCCATACCCATTAGCGGGGGAGTAAGCTGCGTATGTAGCTCCAGCTGCGCCATTTGATTGCCTTGTTAAAGCTGTACAAAACGCGCTGGATGACCTAAATACTTCTCCATTAGTATAAAGAGCTCCTATAGCGTTATCAACTTTATAATATTTAACTCGATACGGGCCAGAAGCATTAATATTACCGGAAGCATTTGTTAATACAAATTCCCCACCATCTCTGGCAAAAGAATTAGCTATAGAGTGTTTGTCTGAGCTAAATAAATTTCTAGTGTCCGTTCTGTTTAAAATAATGTCATCATTATCACTTGTGCTCGTCCATATGCCATCCGCAGACTCACATAAAGCTGGGGTAGTATTAACAGTTGGGTTAACGCTACAAGAGCCTACTCCAGTCTTTCTAATTTCAATTAATTCAACAAAATCCGAAGGAATAGTGATACGAGAATTTGTAACAGTAAAAACGGTTATTTTTTCAAGGGCAGGTACTCTTAATAACTCATATATTTTAGCTTCCCCCATTTCAATAAACTGGTCTAATTGCGCATTTGTTAAATCAGAACGATTTAGCCAATCTGCCAGAGTTGTGCGTAAGGTAGCTTGATTAGTTACTGCTGCCATAATTTATCTCCCTTTAGGGTTTTTAATAATACTACCCGTTAATAATTGTGGGTAGTTCTGTATAACTATGCTTTTAATTTTTTGCAATTCTTCAGCGCTATTTTGCGAATCATGCACATCTATACCAAACTTAGTTTTTATATCTACAGCTACTATATCTGGAATAATAGCAAACGATCTATAATTTTGTTTTTGGTTAGCAAACATACTTTTTGCAGCTGCTCGCGACTTAGAAGCATAGTCTAAATAAGCTGATACATCTTGTATGGCTCTAAATTCACCATTTTTACCATATGTATCTTTAATAAAATTACTCATTTTAATTCTCCGATTTAAGGCTGAATACCTTTACTTAAACATATTAGTACAATACATTTAAATAAAGGCAGCCCCGAAGGGCCACCTATATTTTGTGCGAATATTACTTACGCTACAATTGTGCCGATTCCAGAAATCATACCAGATGCAAATGTGTTTCTGCATTCTAAAGTAGTTTCTTCAATCATCATAGCCGTTGTGCTATCTCCTTGTACACCAACATCAGCAGTGTGCAAAGGACGCAAAGTAGCCATCGACCACCAGCTTGGGTCATAAACAAGAACATCCGTAGCTCCACCCAGCCCATCACTCTTGTCCACACTATTAGCAAGGCCTTGAATGTAGTTAGGTATGACTTTCACTAAGCCGAAATCACTTTCGTATAGCTCAACAGATTGTCTGATTGAGCCTTTTTCGTCTAGGTTACGACGAGTTCCTGTAACAGCATGCGCTAAAGCAGAGAAATTACGCTTTTGAGTTGGAGACATCATAAGCACTGTTGCTTTTCCACCTTCTTCGTAAACTCTTTGCATTACTTCGTCAACATCACTTAAAGCAAGTGCGTGAGTACCAGCAGTAGCAGCAGCACTTGTAAGACCCGCAGCAGCACCGGTAGCAGCTGTATGGCTACCTGAGGCAAATGCTGGAGTTGAAGCAGAAACGTCCCATGTGTTATACGCAGGAACCCAAGCTTGGTATCCAGCCATAGTACGCCCCGCGTTAGCACCAACGCCATCAGCTCCGCCAGAGCCATTAGTCACTTGGCGTGAACCAACTAGTGCGTGCTCTAAATCGCGCTTAAGCTCAGTACCCTTTTTCTTCATCTGATACGCAAATTCTGAATTACGTCCAGCTTTAGAAACACTGTCAAGAGTCTTAGACACTTGAATATGCTTAGTAAGGATTTGCGAATAATTACCCGCGCGAACTGTGCTAGTATTTGCAACAGCTGATGCTGAAAAGTCTGAGCCTTCAGCTTGAGCATTTGCAGCAGGCGCCGCTAATTCATCAGTTTGCCACTCATGAAAAACAGCTGTAGCTTTTTTGTTACCAATCGAGGATAAAAACGGAGTTTCATCTCTGGTAATCATAGTTATAAAAGATGCTAGGTCTTCTTTTTTACCCTTAGTATCTTCCGTTCTAAATATTGCCATTTTAATTTTTCCTATAAAATATTACAATTGTTAAGAGATAAGAAAGATTAGTCACTAAGCATTCCGTCTACTAGCCCCGCTAAAAAAGAATCAGTTTGATTCTCGGTAGCGTCACCAGATAATACTTTTTTGCGTAGCTCATTTTCTTTCTCATTAGTTTTAGCCTTTTTGTTTACAGGCTTAGTTGCCTTAACACTTTTAGTAGGAGCCTTTTTACGCTTTTGGACAGCAACTTTTTTACTATCTTTTAGCGCTTTATAATCATACATTAACGCAATAACTTTAGGATCTATAACGTTTGCAAACTCAGGAAACCCTAAGTCTTTTACTGCCCAATTAACTACAGCTTCATAGTTGTCTTGCCAGCCGGGTAAATCTTTATCCAATGTTAAAATAGCTTGTTCTTTGCTTGCTTGTAACGCAGCTGTTTCTGCTTGAATTTTTTCAGCATCTGCCTCTTCTTTAAGGCGGGTAGCTTCATTTCTTTTAGATTCAAGTTCTTTAGCTTTATTACGTCTAGCTTCTTGCCATTTTGGCAATTCAAACATATCGTCGTCATTTATTAATTGTTGTATTTTGCGGTCGTACGCTTCTAACTGCACTGTGTCACTATCTACTTCCTTGGCTAGCAATTCAGCATTTTGTGATTTAAGTGCGGTGGCTTCTTCTGCAAGTGCTTTAGCTTCTTTTAGCTGTGCACTGGCTTCAATGGATTTCTTGTTAGAGCTTTGAGCAGTTTGGTAGCCTTTAATAAGTTCAGCCATAGCAACGGTATACTCTTTGCCATCAACTTTAACTGGCACTTCGTATTCCATGTCTAGCTCTTCTTCATCTTCTACCTCTTCTTCAGAATCATCATTATCTTTTTCAGGTTCTTCTTCCGTTTCTTCGGTTTCAGGCTCATCATTGCTTTCTTCTTCTAATAGTTCAGTCTCGGGCGCCTCAGCTTCATCACTTTCTGCTGCTTCCTCCACTTCGTTATCAATATCTTCGCCGGATAGATTTTCTTCTGGCTCATCACCAAAAAACTCGTCCGCTAGACCTTCTAACATTACATCTTCATCAACTAAATTTATATTAACATCCTCACTATTTGTTCGGGTAGTTTCTAAACTCTCTGACATTATATAATCCTCCTATAGATTATTCTTTATTTAGCAGCAGCTTTTTTATTAGGCGCTGCTACTTTATTAACCTTTTTAACTTCCTGCTTTTTAGACTTACGCTCAATTTTGGCCTCAAACCTCTCAATAAGAATTTGCACTGTATTGAGTTTTTCGAGTAGTAGCCTAATTACAGGACCGTGTCCTCCGCGGCCTGTTGCTCCGCGCATTTCACGTAATATATTTTTTTCTTCTAACTTAAGCATTTCTAAGTCACTTAAAGTAAAATCATCCATTTAGATCCTCCTGTTCTTTTTTGAATGTTTCATTATCACCAGCAACCGCCAATGACTCTATTTCTTTCTTTACATCAGTTAATGCTACAACTGTGTTATAAATAGTTTCTCGTAGCTCTTTTTGATGCGAGCCTGTTTGGCTCCACGCCGCCATGTACTTTTCTTTAACTTTTTCAAAAATTAAATTATAAGCTTTATTGCTTATTATCATTTTTGCATGGGCGCCTAACTCTATTTTATCCATTTGACCTCCGCTTTATGAATTAATTACCAATTTTTGTAGGTTTGCCTGTTTGTACTTCTAATGCAATTTCTGCTTTATCTTTAGCAACCATATGCTCAAATTTGGCTCTGTCAAGCTCCATATCCGCTTGCTTTTTCTGAATATCTGCCATTTGCTTTTGTAAAGTTAGCATAAGCTTTTGTTGCTCTACTTCGTGCTCTTTTTGAGCTTCAGCACTTGCCGCTTGCTGTTGTTGAGCTACAGCCTGTGCCTGCTGTTGGCCTTGAGGTGTTGATGGATCAACAATAAAGTCAGTCCAATTTTCAATACCAATTGAGTCCATTAGCTGCTTAGCAATATTAAATCCCGAAGCGGGATTAATAATACTTTTAGTTTCAGGAGTTTGGTATAGCATTGGCATAACTTGCGTAGCTAGCATCATCATATTTTCTTGAGTATTAGCTTTGCTATTAGGCCCTACATCTATATCAACTGTGCAATGTTCAATAGGCATCATGTCTTTAGGTGTAACACCGTAATATGAAAAGTCTTTCATAATAGCATCTGCGTTATCTAATATTAAGCTATAAACCCCTTTGCATAAGTCTTTAAACCCGGTTTCGGCAAATCTACGCGCTACGTAAGCAATACGCTTTTGAGAAGCTGCCTGTACTTGCGCAACTTTGCCGGCTGAGTTTCCAGAATCAAATAATTTTTCATTAACGCCTTGAGCAGCACGCGTCATGCCACTAGCTTGCTCTTTTTCATTATTCATAAACTCTAATAATGAAAACGTAGAGGGTGACAGAGAATCCGGGGTAATCGGTTGCACCGCTGCAACAGGACTACCATTAGTAGGAATAATCTGGTGAGGTTCGGGACTCTGAAGCGCACGGAAATCTACCGTGTTGGGATCTGCAAGCACTCGACCGTAATTTGTCAAGTATACATTTTCTACCATGCCTCGAGTAATAGCCGTTTTAATCTCTGTAGCTGATCGAGTTACATCCGCTATGGACAACCCGTAAAAGGCATGCGGAATCTCAATGGGATTTAAATTAGCGAGGGGTACGCTATCTGCGTATTCCTCTAATAAAATCTCGTCACCGGCCACTATAAACCTTTTCAACTCAGCGATACCATCGCCATCTCTGTCAATCTTCATCCAGACTTCGTTAACAGTAATTTCTCTGTTAGCTGCGCCTAAAATATCGTCTTCTTCGCCTACCCAAACATTATTTATTGATTGTCTGTTAGCGTTTTCTCCATAATTGCCTTTTAGCCCCGCAAAACTTTCTGAGCCTTCCGTTGCTAAGTCATCTGATACATCAAAGCCTTGAGCACGAAGATCAGATAAAGATACTTCAGTTTGAATTCCTACAAATGTAGAATTTGCTATTGATGTAGCTGTCCTGTTAATCATAAATGACTCAGGAGGAATATTTTCTAGCTCTATTTTAGATGTGTCTATTTTTCTTCTAATTTTAGCTAATTCGTAGTATTCAACCTCTTCACCTTCGATTATTTCTGACGCTGTTATTAGCTCAATAATCTCTACATCATCTTCAGCGGTTATAACATCTAGCTGAGTTGATGTTAAATTTTCGTATTCTTCTACTTTGTATTCAAAAGACTCAACCCATTTCCAACGAATGGTAGCATTTTTAAATAGCAAAGCACTTTTAATCCATGTATTTAATTCTACCCAGCCATTATTTTTAACAAAAATACAATGATTAGTAATATCAGAAGCTATACCGGCAGCTTTTGACTGCGTTGGGTCCATCGGGTTAAATTTAGCTACTCTACCGTTGCTTAGCATTAACTCTGAAATAACCGCTAAGTATGAGTCTACAATTTCTACAGTATCTGAAGACACAACCCTAGAAACACCCATTGGCTCTAATCGGCCTTTTGGTTGTTGGGTATAGTAATCAATAGCTTCTTCTCTAGCCTCTGATATTTCAGATCCATCGGAAAATGAGCCTACTGACTGATGAATTGCGTCATTAATTAGACCTGTTAGCTCTTCATCTGTTACTTTATTAATATTTTTCGACATAATGTCTCCTAAATCCAATTGTTATTAGTTTCTGGCAAATACATATTGCCAAATCCTACTCTATCATTTGTTAACTTATCAATATGCGTCCGATAGACTTCGCAAGCAATAGCTAAAGCCATTACTGAGTCATCAAAACATCCGGGGCTTGCGCCAGTTGCGCCTTTATCGTCAGACAAATAATCTTTTAGTTCTTGGATAATCACCGAAGATTTAATATCTAATTCTTCTTCAAATAGCCAATTTTTTAAGTTGCCTATAATAGCCGGTTTGGATGCGCTAGTTGTTCTAAAGCCTAGCCTTATTCCTTCCTCATTCGATATGTTAGCAATTTTTGTTTGAAAGTACATATTAACATAAGTCATGTCTTTCAGTTTCTGAAGAGTAGCTATACCCATTGAATTAGATTCAACAGCCAAAAGTGCATTATTAAAATATCGCCCTAAATAAAATAATTCTTTGCCAAAAGCAGAAGGATCTATTTTATTATTACGGTATAAACCAACAACTTCTCTAAATGAGTTCATAACTACAGCGGTACTGTAGTCTTGCCCTACTCCAAGGGCAACGTCGGCGCCAATAATATACTTCTCTTGGAAACTAGGGGCTTCCCATATTTCAAGGTGTCCTTCTCTCTGCTCATCCCAGGACATCATTTTAGGATTAAAACTTCTTATACTTGTGGCAGATTCAATTTTTAATTTTTCAATTTTTTCAATATCAAATACATTTGCGCCTGATACTTGAAACGCCTCTTCGGAGGTTGCGGGGTATTCTTGGGCAAATTTTGTTGCACCCGACTCGCCAATTTTCATTCGTCTCCAATAAAGTTGATCATTAGTTAAATTATATAATTCAGCTAATGCTTCTTCTTCTTTGGTTTTTACAAAATCTTTTGGCGATTTCATAGTATACTCTAATGTCATATACCACGGCAAAAATACGGGAACATAATCATTTAGGCCTTGCTCTGCTTTTTTCCACATTTCGTAAAAAGAGCCCGAAGCGCCATTAGCTGTAGATTCCAAAATTATTTCAGTGCCATCAGCGCTAGAAACGCCTTGAAATAACCCAGCTAGAATTTTTTCTTGATTTTGCCAAAACGCCACTTCTGAACAATGCAAAATTGTTGGCGTAGTGCCTCGTCCCGCTTCAGGGGAGCCTGCAGTATACAATCTAAAACCCGAATCGTTATGAGCAAACTTAATTTCTTTTGCATTGGATTTAACTAACTCAGGAGCTGTGTCTTTTGGCATTCTTTCAATAAACTGCTTACTCATTGTAAACAAAGCGTCTGAAGTTGCGCTGTCATGCGCAAGTACTACTGACCTGGTAAAAGGGGTATATAAAGTTTTCCAAAAGACCCTTCCAGCGGTATATGTAGATATACCTTGCTGGCGAGCTTTTAGTATTAGCACCCTCACTCTTCCTTTTTCTTTTAACTGATTTTCAACAGCATTATGTATTTTTTGTTGAGCTTCGTTAAATTTAAATGGAATATAGCCTTGAGCAGCATCTTTTGTTATAATTTTTAACCTGTCCTCTGAAAATTTTTTAAAGTCATTTTTGTACTCTAAATCTTTTTTCTTTTTAGCAAGAGCCTTGCGTATTTCAATTTCTTTTGCTAACTTTAATTTGTATTCTCTACTATCTTTATCCATAAGGACCCTCCAGTTCATATGATAATAGCTTTAAATTAGGTGGTTGGTTACTTAGGCTGATGCCAACCGTCACCGTTCGGAGGGACCTAAGTTTTTATAAAAATTATTTTTATCTCCACTTTCATTTTGTGTTATTTGGATAATTCGTTCGTTATGTCTTTATCAAGCAACTTCCAAATGATTCCAGCAGCAATTAAGCCTGCTAAACCTGCGTTGCCTAAAGTCCAAACTATATCAAGAATAGAACCAATTACATTTCCAGTTAAGAAGGCAACCTTCTGACCAAAAATAATCTGCAATACAATTGATAAGCTGATTAACTTGATGCCAACATCTATTGCGCCATCAGCTGCGTTTTTTATTTTTTCTAACATATTAACTCCTTTTGATTAAAAAATCCTCCGGTCTAGTCTCCTAACCCCCGAGTTTTGCTTATTTAAAAAATTCTACAGTAACGTGCGCTAGCCCTGTAGCGTTTAACTTAATTGTGGGCACTGATCTAATATACTTAACGCCTGGGTTAAGAACAGAAACAGATGCGGCAGAAGCTGCAGAATTACCTGGTACGGCTACTGTAGACCCATCAAATGTAGCATAAAAATTTGCATCAGAAGTAAATTTAGCAAATTGAGCCCCTGCAGGAACAGTAATTGATTGCTCAGCCGGTGATGCTGGAATTACCACACTCCACGCTGAATCAGTTGCAGGTGTTACTTCTGGGTATGCGCCTGAGGCTACGTCAGTTAAAAGTAATTTAGTCATTTTTTGTCTCCAAAATATTTATTGTAAAAGGGTGCTAGTTGCTTTCTAAATGCAAAAGCTACCACCGCTGCGAATATAATAAAACCTATCGCGTTTTCCATGTTATGCTCCTAAATGTTTAAAAAATCGTTTAAAGTATTCTGGATCATCGTCTCTTGATTTGTCCGAACCTTCTCCCCATCTCCAATACCTAATCATATTTTCAAGGGGGTTATCTGTTGTTTTAGCTTTAGCCCATAAATCGTTCATAATTGCTTTAGATAATTTTGAATAGTTTTCATAATCTGCCTCGGTAGTTAAACCTCCTTTCCCGCCATAATCATAGTCAGGATTAAAATGAGGTATTTTACCTTTATTATTGCCATGCTCGGCAAATTTTCTAGCATTCATTAAGTATCTATTAGCAAAATCTTTATCTTCAATTATTTCTGGTTTATTTAATAAATAATTTTTTACTAAATTTCCAGTTAATTGCACAGGGCCAAATGCAGTTGATCCGCCTTCTGCTTCCCTAAATGTAGTTCTTATCCAGGGATTATCAAAGGCTTCAGTTTCTGCTCCACTAAAAGCTTTATATAAATTATCTATTCCCATATTATCTTCTGGAGGATTAGACAATACACCGGGGGTAGCCCCCACTTTTGATAGTATTGCCATAAAAACTCCTAGTATTAATATGTTAATTTTTTTCATTTTACAAGCTTTAGTATTTTTTCACTGTATACATGAAGTACACCGCGATCGTCTTCAACAACCAATCTTACTGCGCCGCTTAACTTTTCAAACACTGAAACTACATGGCCTACAAATGTATAGTCGCCGCCCACTTTTTCTACCAAATCTCCTATTTTATACATATTTTCCTTTATTTTTTTATTTTTTCAAAATTGCTACCTTCTACCTGAGCATTAACCTCAGGAGGGTCTAAGTCATTTGGATCTATTTCAGTAACATCCGCTAATTCAGCTTCTAATTCTTCAATAGTCATTTCAGACACTTGAGTAACCCGCGAATCTACCTCTTGCCTAATCTTTTTGCCTTCAGAATATTCTCTTTCTTCAGCAACAGCTTTGTACGCTCGATCGTATTTAGTCATATCAGTAGGATCATTAGCATAAATAGCAAAAGCAGTATTTTTTAATGCTTCAAACATTTCTGTATTATCTAAAGATTCTACTAATGCAGCCAATTCAGGGTCTTCTTGCATCCATTTCATAACTTGCAAATCTCTTTTTAGTTTACCTTTTGCCCCTAAAGCCCCAGTGGGTCTACCCTTTGGGTTTCCGCTTTGTCCGGGCTTCCAGGATTTTAAATTTTCTACGCCCTTATGGGGCTTACCATTCCTTCTATCTAATGGCACTTTTTTGGTATTTGACATAATTACCTCCTGTATATGCAAATGCTTAATTTAAGCAATTTCAATAGTACGTGGCTTCTTTTCATCTGGAATATTTTGTTCCAATGTAACTACCAAAATACCATTATCTAATTTTGACGATGTTACTTCTACATAATCAGCTAAACTAAACTCTCTTTTAAAGCTTCTAGTCCCAATTCCTTTGTATAAATATTCAATATCTTCTTGGCTGTCTTCCTTTTCAGCACTAATTGAAAGTGCGTTACCGTCTTGTTGCACTTTTATTTCATCTTTACCAAAGCCTGCTACCGCTAAACTAATTGTATAGCTACTGTCGCTTTCCTTTACAATATTATAAGGGGGGTAGCTGCCAGCATTAGAATGAATGCCATTTACCATTTCATTAAATATACTGTCAAACCCTATTGTACTTTTATAAAAATCTGGAAGATTTAATTTTGTTACTCTTGTCATGTGTTTTCTCCTTTATTAAGCAAGATTATTAGAACCCTATCGGCATTCTAGTTATTATTTGTGGGTATCTCCCCACGGGGTAGCCATACAGGCCACAGAGGTTACCTCTATCCATTCTAAAGATACTAGGTATCCTAAAAGGGTAAGGGGTTACCATAATATCATAGTGGATTATAGTGGATCCTCAATGTATCCTTAGTATATTAGCTTAACTCTTTAAACCACCCCTTACCCTTCCAGTGTTACCTTAGCGTATCTGTATCAAAGATATATCTTTATGGTAGATATAAACCAAACTGGGTCAATTATGTCCCCAGTAGCTGAGTTTAGGCTAAATACGT